ATTGAGGAGATCGTTTACGGTGAGTCATCGAAGACCATGGACTTCATGACGAAGGCCATTGACGAATTGCCTGACGAAGATCGGGCTGCACTTAGAAAGCTGATAAGGGGGTGGGTTCTGATAAGCCACAACGAGAAAATGGATGAATGAAAGTTTTTCCCGCCATATATGCAATAACCCATTGAAAAACATAAAAGATTAGCCCGCTGATGCGTCCGGCTCTCGGAGTCCAAGCCACAGTTAGAGTTCGTGGCTTCGCCGACCCCGAGGGTCGGGCCGTCCCCGCCCCCGGGGCGCGCAAGCGCATCCCCCAGGGCGTGTACGTCCCTACCCCTCCGAAGAAAGGCGAGCTACGTCTATCTGGTGCTGTTTGGTGGGGGTTCTGGGGGGATAGGTACGGCTGCGCATAATGCGGTTTATATTCAACGCCCCTTCGGGCGTCCTGCTGCTTCGCAGGTTAGCAGGCCGGCAGCGCTAAACATAAACACTGGACATTATGCGCAGTGTTGTCAGGCCCGTGGCTAGGGGTCAGGAACATAGCAACCGCAAGGGCTACAGCCGTGCCTGTGCTTTTTGAGTACCTCGCTAAAATGTCATACCAAGCCTGTTTTAGCTCGGGATCTTCTTCTCTGGCTGCTGCAAGGCTTAGCATGACTTCTTTGACATCAAGGCCGACAGCCTCGGCAATCTTTTTTGCTGTTGCATCAGTGAGTTGCGCTTTGCCTCTGGTAAAGCGTGATATGTGAGATTGCGTGAAACCCAAGTCAGCGGCGACTTCCTGAAACTGGGTGAATTTTTTGGCTCTCATGTAAGCCTCGATCAACGATTTAGAGTCCATTTTTCTTAACTCCTCACTTTATCAATGGCCGTATCATAACCATTTTTGGCCTAAAAAAGCCCGTTGAAACTTACTTGCGAAATTGATCAAATGCCACTTGCCAACCTAATCAAGTGATTGATCTATGACCTACTCTAGCCCACAAAACCAAGATCTGCCTGCGCTCATAGAGCGCAAGGTCTATTGGCAGGCTGAACCGACCGGCGATCTCTCCGCCTGTGTCGCGGGTCAGGTTGAGATGTTTCGGGATCTGCATGAGCTGCGGGTCTATCTGTCCATGACGTACCCCGATACCGTGTTCGAGCTGGTCGAAGTGACCGAGGACACATGGCAAGGTTTCTATGATCAGGGAGTCTTTTTCGATGACTGGTCATAATTCCGTGATGCCGATAAATAGCGTTATCGGCACCAAAACCCTGATCGATTATCTGTCCTTCACCTGGGCGCCGACCGAGTTGCGCCAGATGACCGAGCTTGCCAAACAAGGTGCGCTCTTGAAGGCTATCCCGCGCTTTGACACCAAGGTAAAAGCCCTGCAAGCGGCGTTCTCTGAGCCTGCTGTCGAGGGTCTGCGTTACCTGTGGAAGCGTCCGGTCGGTTTCGCTCCCCTCACCCACTTCGACAAGGTGTCAGAGCGGCTCTGTGAGAAGGCGCAGCGGTTGGGTGCAACCCCTGCCCCTACTGCGGCGCGTGTCTACGACAAGGCCACCGAGCGGTTGAGCCTCAAGGGTGTGGTCAAGTCCCCTGCCCCCGTCTTTACCCCTTCCATGACCGAAATGATGGAGCGGGCCTTGCACTCTAACTACCGTTCTCGGGCCGACATGCGCAAAGAGCTTAAAGCTGTCTGCGCATCCCTGCTCAAGTTCTCCCAGTTCGAGGTGGTCGAGGGTGCCAAGTATTGGGAAGCCTACAACGATTTGATCGACTGCTACGGGGTGCAATTTCTCGATGCCCTCTGCTGTTCCGAGATCGAACTGTGGCTGGAAGAACTGAACACCAAGATCGGGGTGCCTATCCCCGAGCCTCGTTTCACTATGCGCCCTCGCCGCTCCGGTCTGCATGGTTACGCCAACTCGGCCGACCTGCTGTGTGATGGCCTCCCCTGTGGCCTGATTGGTTGGGGGGCTGCCAACCACGGTTGCATGGTGAGTTTTTCCGGCGTGGGTTGTGCCGCCCTCGATATGCAGGCTTTGCACTCTGTTATCTCTCACATTCCGTCTGTTCGTATCACTCGGGTGGATTTGGCGCTCGATGACTACAGCGGTGAGGTGATCAGTTATCAGGGGGCCATTGATGGCGCTCAGGCTGGCGAGTTTCACCCAGAGCGGGGCCGTGCTCCAGCGTGGATGAAAATCGAATCCGGCGAGTTCGTCATATCCGAGATTGCCAAGGGCATCGTAAAGCGGTTTGGCATGGCACCGACCAAGGGCTGTTCTTTTTATGTGGGCAGCCGGATCAACGGTAAATGTGCTCGGGTATACGAAAAGGGTAAACAGATGCAATCGGCAGAGAACCCAAATTGGGTACGCGCCGAAGGCGAGTTACACAATAAAGACCGGATAATACCGCTCGATGTATTGATTAATCCCGACCCTTATTTCGCTGGGATGTATCCACAATTTGCCAAATGGCTTGATGCTATTAAACAGTCGGAATCTGTTCCGGTACGTGTGACCACGTTTAAAAACAAGTTCAAGACCAGTCGGGACAATGCAGTTTTTCATATGTCTCGGATGGCGGGCCGCCTTGTTAATTGGTTAGCAAGTGTTGAGGGGCTCGCCCCTGAAACGATTGTTCACCAATTAACAGCGCATCTTAAAGAAGATGATATTCCAGCGCGGTTAAGAATGCCGCTACCACCCGAGTTTATATCGGGTGAGCATTGTTTAGTTTGACCTATAAATCAGGTTCTTCAACGAGGTAAATATTATGTCCCTGCTCACTGGTGTTTTGGTAACTCGTGTTACTCATGGTTATGGTGTGTCCCGTAAATCTGGCGCTCCTGTCCCTTATGACTTCGCGCAAGTGGAATATCTGGCTCCGGCAAATAACGTCAATAAGCCCGAGTGCAATATCCACTCATGGGGTTATGAAGTTCGCCAACTGGCCCTTCGTAATGATGCGGCGACTATCAAAGAAATGGCCGACTGCCCCAAGCTGGTTGCCATTGATCTTGTGCTTGAAGCAGATCCCCAGAATCCGACCCGAAATGTGGTTGTTGGCTTCCAGCCTAACAAAAAGCCGGTATAACCGCCGCGCACCGAGGAGGAGGAGCGAGAGCGCGCAGCGAGCGACGACGAGGGCGCGATAATGCTTTGTCTAGATATTACCTCCGAGGGATATGCTCGATTATCCGAGGGGGATGCTTGTAAATATGTGCTCCTGACTGTGCAGGAGCATTCCAGACTCACGGATATATCAAACTGGTTCCAGTTCGATATATCCACTGTGGGGATTGCCTTTGGCTCTGGCCTTGCTGTCTGGGTCTTGGGTGTGAAATTGGGCGCGATTGCCCGTGTAATTGTTGGTGCAAAACGAGGATAAAATAATGAAAAAAGTATCAGGCTTGTTCCGTAATGCTTGCATTGCGGCTGTGTGTGGTCTGTCTGCCAATGCGGCAATGGCCGAGGGAACCGGACTTGCTGATGCAGCAGGTAAAGCGATGGAGGCCGCACAGGCTGACGTAACTGCCACCTCTCCCAAGGTGTTGCTGGTTGTCGCACTGGTGACCGCTACAGGTATCGTGATTTCCCTGATCCGTAAAGCCTAAACCATGTCCCTGCTTATCGGGACGCTCTGGTTTTTGTTCTTTGTCGAGGGATGGCGAACATCCTTCTCTATTTAAGGCGGCTCCGGTCGCCTTTTTTATATTGGGGGCTGTGTGCGCTTAGGTTGGCTTTTTCTGTTATTTCCATCGGCGGCATTTGCTATTGCGGGTTGTCCTGTCGGTGTGCAATTGGGTAACGTCACGATGGCAACTCCATTGCCTGTTTGTCTTAAATTTGAAGGCTCTCAGCTTGGTGGCTGTTTGGTTGCTTGTAATGGTGTGTGTGTAGAGTTGCCGCTGGCAAATACCAAGGGGCCAGTAGAGACTACCGGAACGGCTTGCAGTATTACCGAGAATGGTAGTGGCAACGGCGATTCAGATGGCAGTGGCAATACGCCAGATGAAGGCCCTTCTGGCACTAAACCGATTGCTGGCTGGCTTGATTTTGAACCAGTTATTGGTGATGCCACCGGAACATCTGTTTCGGGGGCTGTTGCTAAACTAAATAAAAACCTTGGTGTTGCTCTGCGTCAGGTTGTTGAAGGTTCTAAACAGGATTCTGGCAATCTTAATTCTATTGCTCATAGTGCCGAGTCATTTTCTCGGGATATGAAAACTGCGCTTTATCATCTTGAACGAACAGCTAACGAAACCTTTTATTCAAAAAGTACCCTCATGGATATCATGGGGCGTATTAATACGTCCAATGATTATTTAGAGAAGATCAGTAAACTTGATTCTTCCTCTGGGGCTGCTTCAGGTGCGGCTGGTACTGGCGGCAATCTTTCAAAGGAATTTGAGGATAAGCTTTTTGGCACTTTGGATTCCATGCGTTATGGCTCTTTGAATAACATTGATTTCAAGATGAGCGATGTTAAAGGCCATTTGGCTGCTATTGAGGGTGCTTTGGGTCGTAATGGCATGGCCGGTAATGTTTACGCCATACGTCAGCTGATGGAGCAAATGTCGTCAGGTTCTTCTGGTGGTGGATCAACGGGCGGTGGTTCTACTGGCGGCTCTACTGGTTCGCCCAATCAAGAACAGCTGTTCAATATGCTTGAGGCTATCAATGACAATATAAGCAGAACAGGCGGCACGACTGCCAATAACTCTAGTGATCTGTTGCAGGCTTTCTATGAGTTGCAGCGCCAGCTGGCATCCGGCGAGGCTGGCGGTGGCTCTGGTGGTGATGGTTCCAGTATTGATTACTCCAAGCTGCCAGGCTCTGGGGATAACCCGCTTTCTGTGAAAGAGGCTAAGTATTCTTCAACATGTTCTGGTAATGACTGTTTCTTTGATGTGGCAGCCATTCAAAAGAAACTGGATGAGGCAAACAAGGCCATCTCTGATAAATACAAAGATATTGGCGATGAAGTCAGGGATATTTTTGATTTTCAGCTTTCCGGCTCTGCTGGGGTTATCGAGTGCTTCGACTTCTTCACTTATGGCGGAAAAGACTATCGCGTTTGTCCACCTGCAAAAGAATATTGGAACATCATCGCCGCACTGATGATGTTTATTTTCTACTTCATTGCGTTCGCAATTGTATTTAAGAGGTAACACGTCATGGAATGGCTTGGTGAGTTCTTTAATTCGTTCTTCAACGATATATATCAACTGGCGGTGCAGTTCGGTGCATGGCTGGCAATCAGAATGGCGGTGCAATGGGTTGAGTTTAAGTTGTTTATGCTCACCTTCACATGGGACGTTGCCAAGCAGATTTTGGTGAACGTTCACTTTAGTGAAATGATCTCCCAATCCTTTAATGCCCTCCCCGCCGACTTTCGCTCGATGCTGCTCTTTATCCATCTGGATAAGGGGCTCGCCATCCTGACGCAAGCCTTCGTTACTCGCTTCCTGCTGAACATTATGGGGTGGTAAATGTCCATCAAGATCCACCACGGGGCGCCAGGCTCTTACAAATCATCAGGGGCTATCCACACCGATGTGATCCCCGCCATCAAGGCAGGCCGCCACATCATCACCAACGTTCGCGGGTTCACCGCCGAACGCTGCAAAGAGGTACTGGGTAAGGCTGTGCCCGATGAGTTCAAGGTGACTTACATCGACACGGAAGCCCAAGAGGGCCGCGACCACTTGGCCCGCTTCTACCACTGGGCACCGAAGGGGGTGTTCTTTCTGGTCGATGAAGTGCAGCGGATCTTTCCGCCTGCATGGCGACAGAGCGACCTAGACCGACTCGATTATCCGGGTGGGCCGGAAGTCGCCAAGGCTGACGGGCGACCGGAAACCATAGACGTTGCCTTTGATATGCACCGTCACCACAACTGGGATTTTGTCTTTACCACCCCGAACATCAAGAAGGTTCACGCCGTGATCAGGGCCGCGTCAGAGACGGCGATCAGACACACCAATATGAAGATATTGGGCTTTGGGAAGCGTTACAAAACCGTCTTGCATCTGGCAGACAACAGCGGCGCGTCCATGTCCGATGTATTGCAGGCCAAGCCATTCAACAAGGTGCCCAACTATGTTTTCAAACTCTACGACTCAACTACAACAGGCCAAGTCACGGATACAATCGCGGGTAGCTCGATTCTGCGAGATCCTAAAATTCTGTTTTTTCTGGGTGTTATTGGATTCTGTCTCTATTTTGGCCTCATCAAGCCGGAATTTATTGATAAGCCTAGTAAGGCCCCTGTGCCCTCTCCTGCCGCTTCTGCGACTACTGGGGCGGTGGGTGCTTCGCCCACTGCTGGGGTACGTCCTAGCGGCGCTCCTGTTGCGTCTGATAGCGGGGTTCTTTCTGTAGGGCCGTTTGCGGGGCACAAGCTGATCATCAGCTGTCATGTTTTGGTAAAGGATGAACGGGGATCATATCGGGTCGAGTATTGCTTTGCCCTGCGCAAGGGTGACGATGTGCAACCTGTTTACAGTGACGACTGGCCGGATCAACTGGCTAGTGTAGATGCTATGAGCGCCTGCCATGCTGTGGTGAAGTATCAGGGCAAGCCTGTTGACGTTTACTGTGATCCAGAGGGTGACGCCCTGCGCCGTAAATACAATGCTGCCCTCTTTGCTGGCGGTGATACCAAAAACAAACCAAGTGATGACCGGACATAATTAGAGCCGGCTCTGAAGTACAGCATCTTTTCGCTGTACTGAACGAGCTGGCGGGCAAGCGATAGCGCGGCAGTTTTATGCTAACTGCGTAACGCGGATATTTATGTTAAATATGGCTGTTAATGCCACAAAGAACAGGGGCGGTAGCCCCTACAAGCCGCCCTCTGCTGTCCATTTGACCTCCAAATGCCTCGCGGCGGAACACGCCCATCTACCCCAGAGACTGGATCCCCCCCTTCCCTGCTAAACCGGCTTTTAAGGCTTTCCAACATTGAGGGAAGGAAACGCTACAGCGCACTAAAGAGGGATTTTTGATTTTTAAAAAGGGGTGATTTTATTGGGAATTAACTCGAATCTTTCTGAATGCTTGTCATGTTTAAAGATATTTATATGTCCCAGCTTTTTTTTGTTTTCTTTGATTATGTCTTTAATTTGATTCGTAGTTCTTTCGCTGGCCTCGCAGCCAATAAATATTGATGAAATATGTTTTTCAGATATTATTTTTAAAACACTGACTTCATCAATCGTGCTAAGAAATTCTAAAAGTCCATTATTTTCGGTCTTTTGGGGGTAATAAATCCCATCTTTCTTTTTAAGTTGTCCACGTGCTATTGCACTTCTGATAACGAAGTAATTGTCGCTTTCATTTTTTACTGATGGTTCTTTAATTAATAGTTTGTCATACAATTCTATTGGTACTATGCATCTATGTTCTTTTTCATAAAGCCAGTCATCACTTTTGGTAGTCAGTGTCTTTAATAACACTGCCTTTAATAATCCGTAACTATCTGTTGCGCTGAATTTTTCTGTATATATATCAAATCTAGTTCTATCATAGTTTACTTTTAATGGCTTTTTTATGAGTAGATTATTTGTGGTGAATTTGTTTTTGTCTGATGTCATTAAAAATTTTTCATCGTATCCAATACAAACACCTTTGTGGTTATTCCCGTAGTGAGCCCACATCAATAAATTGCTATGACTTTCAGTTAAAGATATTATCCCTAATGTCGATATTAAATGTTCGCATGTTCTCTTTATGTCCTCAGTATACGTTTTGTCTATTTCTTCTAGTGTTAAATCTTTGAATTGCGTTAGGATTAGATCTGAAATTGTTTTTTCAAATGGATCATTTAAATGGATCGGTGATGATAGTTTAATTGTTGGTTCTAATATGAGGCTTTCGAAAAAGCTGCTGTAATATTTGTAATAAATAGTCATAGTTTAGTCCCCCCCCGTGTAGTAATACGGGGGGAATTCTACCTCTACCCCTCCCCCTTCGGAACCCCTCTTTTTTGTGTCTTAAGTCAATAAAAAGGGGGCCTGAGCCCCCTGAGGTTGATTTAACAATGTGATGTAGCTAAAGATCGTTGAAGCTCAAGATACCTTGAAGTACTGTTGCGTTCGCATCTAAGTGTTCGCAAGTGACAAGAGAGTCATTGAGCACGATTGCTTCTTGTAGCTCATGGCCATCAAACCAGCAGCACATCAAACGTCTGCTGTGAGCTGCACCAATGACTGTCATACAGGGCCCATCAGTGTCTCTTAACTGAACGTAGTCACCTATCCTGAAGCTCATAGCTACTCCTTACTTGATCTAGATCAAGCGCAATTTCACTAATTAATAGACGCAAATGGAAAGCGCTGCAAGTATTCGCTACCTAAAAATCACGTCATCTATCCCCATTCTCTTAGCTGATTCCTAGCTTCTTTCTCCAGTAGTACGCTGCCATCTGCCGTTCGGATCTCTCCGCTTGGATGATGGCTATGGCCTCCAGCCTTCGCCTGTCGTAGGTGACTCCTGTCGGTGATACAAGGCAATCATTCTTCATACGCCAGCCTTCCCACTCCTTCCAGATAGTGGGCAACTCTCTACCCGAAGCCATACGCATCAGCCGTTTATAGGCAGGTGGGATCTCTTTGCCCTTATCCCAATATGTGACCTGCCTCACAGAAACAAAACAAAGATTGGCCGTCTCTTCAATTGATAAACCGCACTCAAACCAACGAAAAATGAAGTTTTTGGTCAACTCTCGTTCCATCCAAGTAAATACCTGATAAACCAGCAAAATTGCGTGGATTGGCTTATCGGCGAGTTTCGGATGGGCATTTAACAAAACGTCGCATTATGCGCAATGACGGATGCAGGAGGACGGAATGAAGAGAACTGAGCAATGGAGCCGTTTTGATGCGGTTGACTGCTTGGCCACTGAGGCCGATATGGTTGCTTATCTGCAAGCAGCGCTTGAAGATGGCGATCCAGCGCTACTGACTGCAGCGTTTGATGATGTGGAGCGTGCTCGCGCTAAACTACGTGGCAAACCGCGCTACACACTGGAAGAACTGCTGGCCCAGTGTGATCCCAATGCCACCAACAGTTAAAGATCATTCACCTGATTGGTTGGTCAGTGCATCTGGCGGCAGTTCGCCCAAGTCGGGCTCACACTCCTCGGTGATAACATCCTCGCGCTCAGTCAGAAAATCTGCGGATGCCGGTTCGGAATCAAAAAAACTGTCCCAGTCACGTGAGCCTGACGGCTCAGGTATAGGCCTGCGTTGTGTAAGAGCCGACAGCGCCTCATCCAGTCTATAAGACCGGCCTTGCTCGATGTCGGCAATGGCCAGCTCAAGCAACTGACGCAGCGGATCGAAAACATTAGCTTCAGGTTTCATGGTTTCTCCGTTGCGTCGTTGGCATATTGCGGTCAGGCCTGCTCTAGATTCAATTCTTGAAGATACTTGAGGCGTGTGAGTAAGACATTCATGAATGTTGGGTTGAGCAAGAAACTCATGAATAGTTCATGCTGCTGACCGATAGTAAACGTGCCATTGCCAAAGCACCCCATGTTTACATAGGTTGCAGCTAGCATAGCTATGTCATCAACCAGCTCATCGCCATCGCTACCTTTTTCAACATGCTGAGACAACGAGTAGTCCACGATCGGCACGATATAACTAAAGTCATCGTCTGGTTCAGGTAATGTTGCAAATAGGCTAAGCAGTGGCTCCTGGACATGAACCAAATCATGGATCACTGAGTTCGTCCATGCACCGCGCTCGATCTCTTGCTGTTTTTTTACTCGTGCAGCCTTGGCCTTGTTTTTAGCTCTCAGCTGTCGTTTTGGTAATTTGGTAGCCATATCCTGAGCTCCTTTGTGATGAGCTCCATATGGTGAACTGGGTATAAATAGATCGCAAGTGAGAGCAGATGCCGATAACCATGTTTATCGGCATCATTGTCAGAGATAACAAGCCTTGTTGAAAACAGTAGCCCGCAGCCTTTCCTTAGCTTAAAGGTTCGGAAATCGATCAGGATCGAGGCTACACACAGACCTCCAGCGATCTGACTGCCCAAAGCAGAAGGACGATATCTGGTTGATTCCCCCTGCAGATGCTCTTGCAGCGATAACAGAATAACACAGTCAACCGCCCTGCCCCACATCACCGAAATGTCCCATTTTGAGACAAAAGTCCACTATTAAATCAATACGTTGTGCGGAATCCCCCTCACTAATTGAACGTTATATTTGATTTTCACAGTTATAACCCTCGTTATTACAATGAATATTCTTAGAAATATCTGTCCCCTACTTGAGAGGTCTCTTTCTAGAAATATTGATACTCCTTCTTGTAAAGCAGCCATAAAAATGCCGATTATCGCGATAGATTCCCCTCCCCTTAATCCTCACGGCTTATTGTTGTGGCTGGCATGATTGCGACTTTTTTGGAAGTCGGGTCAATTCATATTCAAGGCACGTTTGGCGATGGCCAATGTGGGTGGCTGGCAGGTCAAGTAGAGGTTGCTGTTGAACTGCTGCAATATACGTTTGAGCTCGTTCATATCATCGGGATGGAGGGTTAAGGACCAGAGTGCTCTGGGCTGGCCATGATGGAGGCCATTGGTATAGATAATGGTGCAATCTTCGATACGCAACTCTTTGCAGTGGGCCTCCATCTGCAGGCCCACATCCGGAAACCAGATATGCAGTGTGCCTGAAGAGATAAAGGTGAACTGGGCCATGAGCGACCCTTTGCCAACGATCCTGAAGGTCTTTTCCACCACTGCCACTTGCATACCCGCTCCTTGGTATTTCGTTGATATTGATATCAATATCAATATCAATATCAATATCACCAATGATGACTGGATATGCAAGTGTGATAACAAGGCGCTGTTCAACCGAATATGATTGCTTCCGGTATGTTACTTAGCTTTCGGCATCGGGTGGTCTCGGTGTTTCAGCAAGCAATTTCGCTTTTTGCTTCTCTGCTACGGGATAAATATGTATGCCGCAGATGGCAAGGTACCTGTTCTGAATCATCCTTGTGAGCCAAAAATATTTCCTGAACCGATTGCCATCCAGAGAAGTACAACATTGCCGCGCCAACTTCTATGACACCCCAAACAAGCCATTCTGTGTTCTAAGAGCAGTCAATACAAATCAGGGTCATGTCACATTGTTCGTTAGCTTTTGTGAACGTTATCTCTCATTTGTTGGTTCAGTCGGTCCAGCGGCTTTTGCTGGGCGCTCTCATGTCGTTCACTGTTGCTGGTGTGCAGGTATTTCGAAGTGGTGTCGATGCTGTCATGTCCTGCATCGGCCTGTACGTGGGAGAGCGGTCGCCCGTGCAGATTGATGTCATGGGTGATCCCGGTATGGCGGATCGCATGGGGAGAGAGTTGCCGCATTTCGGCTGCATCCTGGGCAAATCCATCCTGCTCTGCCAATTCTGCCCCTTTACCGATGATCACCATGATCAAATCCCGTAGCTGGCGAATGCCGAGGTTGGCGTTGATCTCCCCCTGCTCGCGGCCGTGGGCTGCCGCTTTATGGCGAACGAACAGTGGCGTCTGTTCATCCGGTGTCGGCAAGGGAGAGAGACCGAGGAAGCGGCGGTAGCGTTCGAGTGCCGCCAACAGTGCTTGGGATACCGCTACGGTACGCCGTTTGCCCCCTTTGCTTTGCGGAATAAAGTAGCCCCAGACGCCGGTTTTGCGATCCCGCCTGAACTGCCCCATCACAGGGGTAAAGCCCGGCCGGGCTGCAACTTCAGAGATTCGCAGATAGCAGGCATACATCAGAATGGTTAGAAAACGGCTGCGCTCGTGCTGCTCCGGATGGTCGTTGGCAAGGGTATCAGCAGCCTGCATCACGTATGACCACTGCAACTCGCTGAAGGCCTGCACCTCTTCATCTGCCTCCTGCTGTTGCGGCCGTTTGACCCGCTGCAGTAGCAGAGCGGGATTCCTGTCCATGTACTCCTCCTGGATCAGAAACTGGAAGAAGGCCGACAAGATGGCGAGCTTGGTCTTCATCGCCTGCTCGCTCAGGCGATAGGGCAAGGAGCGGCCCAGTTCCCGTTTGCCCAAAAACGGACGCCATTGCGGGTTGGGCAACCGCTCTCCCCACTCCTTGTCGAGGATAAACTGCGCTACGTTGCGATAGGCGATCAACTCGTCAGGGGGGGACTGACAGTAGTCGAGATAGCGGATCATGATGCGGCGAGTGAGATCTTTCGGGCTGATGGCCGCCTCGCGAAAGCACCAGTGCAAAAAAGTGGTCAGTTCGCTGCGATAGGTTTTGTAGTTGTTTTCGCTGTTGCGCTGCTCCAGCAGCCAATCGACCGCCAGTTCGTAAACCAGACCGGCATCGGGTACATCGTTGAGGCTGAGGTTGGCAAGGTACTGATTGACCTGAGAATTGCCAGCTTCCAGATAGATAAGGCTGTCAAACAGCGGCATGGCTGGCGGTAAGGATAATGGTTGTTGAGTCAT